CAATCTCTTTTAATAATCGCACCTTCTTCAGATGTAGGATCTTGCATGTATTGTGCATTCCAATTCTTTGTTGAGATAGATGCTTTTACAGAATCAAGATCATCTTTACTCCAATACTCAGGCCATACAGGTCTATCATCTGGCATTATTGCAGGGAAAGAAATTATCTTCCATTGATCCGCTTTCATCTCTCCTTGAGCCTTTATTAATCTTCCTGTGAGATCATCAGTTGCCCATCTTGTCATGACAACCAATATACGACCACCTGGTTGTAAACGTTGTCTAGGTCCAGAGCTATACCATTCGTAAGCTCTCTCCATAGCTGAGTCTGACATGGAGTCTTGCTCAGTATGTGGGTCATCGATAATAAGTAAGTCCGCCCCTCGTCCTGTGATAGAACCGCCTACCCCCGCTGCAAAATATTCGCCACCATGATTGGTCTCCCAACGGCCTTTAGCCTTACTATCTTCTCGCAATGTAACATTTCCAAAGATTTGTTTATACTCCTTGGTCGCCATTAAATTTCTTACTTTGCTACCGAACCGTGAAGCAAGTTCAGCATTGTGTGATACCTGCATAATTTTTTTCTTTGGATACTTTCCAATATACCAAGCAGGAAATAAATAAGATGCA